TAATGCCTCAGGGTGAAATCGAAAAAAATCTGTCGCTTTTCATTAAGAATCAGTTCCCCGCTATTTACAGGGAAGATGGACCTGAGCTTGTTAAATTAGTTGAAGAGTATTATAAGTGGTCTGAAACTCAAGAGAATCAGCATATCTATCAAGCAAGACGTTTATTTGAAACGAGAGATATTGATAGTACACTTAATAGTATGCTTATCTTCTTTAAGAAAAAGTTCCTTGCTGATCTTCCACTAAAAGCCGACATCATTAAGTTTGTTGTTAAAAATATACTTGACTTATATCGAGCAAAAGGTACTGCTCGGGGTATCGAGTTATTCTTTGCTATATTTTATCAAGAGTTTGAAATTGAAATTTTATACCCTGCCGAAAAGATGCAAAAGGTATCTGACTCTGAATGGAAGCAAGGCACTTATCTGCAGATGTTTCCAAATAATAACTTCTTTACCTCAAAAACTGGAAAAGAATATCAGTATCTTGATTTATTAGCTCGTAACATTGAAGGTTCGGTAACTGGTGCAAAGGCATCTGTAAGATCAATTAACTTCTTTATTCTAAATGGTATTAAAACACCAGTGATATATCTTGATGGTATTCAAGGTACATTTAACAAGTATGAAGATATTCTTTGTAATGTAAACGGCGAAGTAGTACAGTTTGGTAAAACAAATGGATCTCTTTCAAAGTTTACTATTGTTGATAAATCAGGTGTAGGAGCAAAAAGAAAGAATCTCTCAGGTAGAGAAATTGGCGAAGTTCTTAATGTACACCAGAAAGATGGCAATGCTGGTAAAGCAATTGTTACAGCAGTTACCGATACAGCCTCAGGCCAAATTAAATATGATTTAGTAAATGGTGGTTATGGGTATACGATTGATAATACAAGATTACTTGTTTCAGACCAATCTATTATTCTTGATAACAGTGAGTTCGGCTATGATCAAGAATTTATTGTAGGTGAAACATTACAAGATGTGGCAGGTCGTACTGGTATCGTTATTGGACAAAGTTTATCCTCAATAGGAGTTAAGCTTGACACAGCATTCGCTAATACTGGATTCACTGATAGTACCACGGTTACAACAGTCAGGCCAAATATTCTCGTTAACGGTATATCTACTCCTGTACCTCAATTATCAATTAACTTAGCCCTTGTGGCAAATCAATTAGTAGCAGTGAATGGTTCTTCTCCTGGTCCGCTTTATCCTGATACGTTAAATGTAGAAGATGTAATAGTTTCATCTATTACCGATGCGTCTATTGCTTCAATTATTACTGATGTCATATCGCCATTCTTACCAATACAATTACATCAAACTGATATTGGTCCAACTGTGACTGGTGATCCAAACGTAAGTGATTATAATAGTGGCGCAACTAATATGACGGGCACCACCGTTGCTCCAAATATTTACACAGTATTATCAGACGCCTTTGATATTCAAGATTTAACAATTGGTTCTATTGTAGGATTTGATAATATTAATCCTGGTTCCGATTACCAGAATGATGTATTTGCGATTGCGCAAGATTCGTTACTTAAAAATATAGATCGTAAGAATCAGATTGTTTTATTTACTGATGCTGGTGACGCAGGTTCGTTTTCTGTAAAAGATAGAATAAGAGGTGCAACTTCTGGTATAAATGGTGTCGTAACAGATGTTAATCAACAAGATGGATTTATTACGATTACTCCATTTAATATTGATGGATTAAACAGAAACGAAAACATTACATTTGAGAATGCACCAACTCAGATAAAAAATGTTTTAAGTATATCAACTGATTTCACAGGGATCGGAAGATTTGGTGATAATGCAATTGTTGAACCAGAAACAGAATTTGCCGTAGGAAAGATTTCAGAAGTAAATATATTAAATTCCGGTTTTGGTTATTGGGAATACGAAGTAGACGAATCACAGATAACTGATTTCGCAAATGGCTTGGGTGAATTAAGAACAGCCAATAATGATTTTGTTTCTCACGGTATTATTAAAGCAGACACTCAAGGTGTAACGAGCGGATATTCGGCAGGAACTAATTCTCACCTAAGTGGTTGGAAACAAAATGGTGTAACAACAACGAAAACAAATTTGCCTGATGCATCTTTACCCTTAATAGTTGCTCAAATAGTTCTAGGCGCTAATCCAATATCAACCTATCCAATTCTAGCTCCTCAATTTGAACCTTGGTTTAATAGTACTGCTTCGGATGGATTCGCAATATATGATTTAAGCAAACAAGGTATGGCAATATCAGCCACAACTGGAATATGGCTTACACAGATAAGATCAAAAACTGCTGCTGCAGCTATTACAGCAAGATGGAATAATATCGTTGTTCCATCATTGAAAGAACAGGTTTGGTATAAGTCAATGGAAAACCTTGTCTGGGAATTCGATGAGAATATTAATGTATACGATCAAGAATACTTTGATTCAGGACAGAGAATACAGGATAGTGATTTCTATCAAGAGTATTCATATCAAATTAAATCAAGCTTACCTATAGAGAATTACGAAAAGTTATTAAAAGAAAATATGCACTTGGCAGGTTCAAAACTGTTTGGTGATTTTATATTTAAGGCAAAGGTAGGCGGAACAATTAAACCGAGGTTCTTCCGAAGATTCAACGACCAAGGAACTGGATCTCCATTCGATATTGCTGATATTACAAGTCTAAATGCAGGTGTTACTAACTTTACTGCTGATAGCTCGTATGTGTCGGCCGATCACGAACCAGGTGGTACAGGTGGATTAACATTAGTTCAAGCTAACGTTGCTGATCTAACAATTACAAAGAATTGGAATCAAGGTTTCCACGATTACACTGCAACGGCAGCCATACCATCAGGATCAGGACCATTCCCAGTTGCTATTTTATTACACGGTAATGGCGGAACAGGTTCAGCAATGGTAACTCAATTCGCTAGTGAATTGCCAGGACATATATGTGTTGGAGTTAACGGCTATTTAAATAGTTGGAATATTTCAAATGAAACTTCAAACGGTCCTGACATTACTATGTTGGAAGAACTTATTACTAAGCTGAAACTATATAATAACGTTGACAATACTAAGATTCGTATTGTAGGCGTATCAAATGGTGGTGCACTTGCGTTGAGAGCCGCTGTTGAAATTAACGATCTTTCTGTTGATACGATCGTCTGTATGATATCACAAACTCACGATTTCCAATACAGAGATAGTTCGTTCTGGTATCCATCAAATGATTTATTTACGGGTGATACTTATGCTAATGATGGTTACGATACAGCGCAGAACCCAATACCACAAAGAAGAATTGTTCAAATGAACGGAAGAGCAGATACCGTCGTTCCTTATTCTGGCGGTCCATTCGTAGGAGTTAACTTCTTACCTGCTATAGAGTCTGTGTTTAGGTTTGCACAAGCACAAGGTTATACTGGACTTCAATTAACAACAGGTCCGACGTATGGCGGAACAAGTAGAATTTATGATTATGGAAATGTAATATTCTTACGTGAAGATGTTGCTCATGTTGTCTCGGATGATATGAAACACTTGCTTGGCCAGTACTTAGAAAACGATTATGATATTACAACGCCGCCTTCATAAGCAATAAATATAACTATAAAGAATTTTAGGAAAACAAAATGTCTAAACAAATAATTAGTATCGGAGCATCTGCTAACGACGGGACAGGTGATCCGTTAAGAAATGCATTCGACAAAACCAATGATAATTTTAATGAGCTTTATCTTGCGTTAGGAGATGCAAATAATCCAGTGGATCTATTTGATATTAACAGCAATTTAGACTTGTTAGGTAAACCACACAAAGTATCTTTCTTATATGATACAAAACTAAATCTCGATAATGTTAACCCAGGTACATATCATGGTTCTATAGGCCATGCTCATGACACAGGTTCATTATATTACGCCCACGGAACTTGGAGAAGATTACTTTCAGATACTTCAACAGGGGCAATTCTCAATTATGTAGATCCTCTTAATGCATTTGTTTATAATACAAACATTATCGGTAGTGAAACTAACGGTTACGTTTTAAGTACAAGTGCTAACGGAAGTTATTCATGGGTAGAAGGTGGCAGTGGCGGAAGTTCATACGCTAACGCAAATGTTGATACTCACTTAAATACAAGTGGAGCTTCGGCTGACGAAGTATTATCTTGGACTGGTTCAGATTATGCTTGGGTTGCCCAGTCAAGTGGTGGTGGATCGTATGCTGACGCAAATGTTGATACTCACTTAAATGTTTCGGGTGCATCTGCCAATGAAATATTAAGTTGGACAGGTTCTGACTTTGCTTGGGTTGCGGATGCAACAGGTAGCGGTGGTACTGCTATTACTATACAAGACGAAGGTTCAGCATTAGCAACAGCGGCTACAACTATTAACTTTGTAGGTTCAGGTGTTGTAGCGACAGGAACAGGCGCAACTAAAACAATTACAATTAGCGGCGGTGGCAGTTATGCTAATGCCGATGTTAATGC